CTCGGATATGCTGGAGACTGGGACAAGTTCACACTCTGCGAAGCCTTCGCGGAGCACTTCGACAACACCGTCGGCAACGTCGGCCCGATCTACGTTATTAACGTGCTGGATCCTACGGCCTGCAAAGCTGAAACAAAAACAACCAAGGAGCTGACCTTTGCAAACCAGAGGGCAGAGTTCGAGAGTGACGACATCATTCTGGACACCTTCGCGATCGAGGACATGGCCGAGGGCGTGGACTACACCCTGAGCTACAACTTCACCAAAGGCACCGTTGTGGTGCAGCTGGCCGCTGAGCCTAAGACGGCGAAGATCTCCGTCAGCTACAACACGGTGGATCCTTCCAAGGTGGACGAGTCCGACATTATCGGGCAGACCACAGAGAACGGAGAATACACCGGACTGAGCGCTCTGAAACTGCTCTACCAGTACCAGAACGTCGTGCTCAATATTCTGGCGGCTCCGGGCTGGAGCCACATTCCTGCCGTTTACAGAGCTATGGTGTCGATCGTCCAGAAGCTCAACGGACACTGGGACGGCTTCGTCAACGCGGACATTCCTCTCACCGACGGGGACGCCGAGATCAACACGATCGAGAAGGCAATCAAATGGCAGCAGGAAAAGGGCTACACCAGCGAATACTCCAAGGTGTACTGGCCAAAGGTAACGGACGGCAGCGGCCGCGTGTTCCACTTGAGCACCGTCGGTACCGCAACTATGCAGCGCGTAGACCTGAGCCACGACGCCGTGCCGTTTGAATCTCCTTCAAACAAGGAGATCATGGCGACGGGCCAGTTCTTCGGTGAGAACTCCAAGAACCGCGGCTTCGACCAGCAGACCGGCAACTCCCTGAACGAAAAGGGAATCACTACCGCCGTATTCTGGGGCGGCCAGTGGGTGCTCTGGGGCCCTCACACTGCTGCGTACACCTACAACGGCAGCATGGACGCCCGCTCGATCTTCGACGTGAACATTCGTATGCTCATGTATATCACGAACCGCTTCCAGCAGGATCACGGAACCGAGATCGACCAGCCTATCACTCCGCAGGACAAGGAGACGATCCTCAACACAGAGAAGGAAAAGCTGGACACCCTGAGCGGGATCGGCGCCCTGATCGGCACTCCTACCGTGGAGTTTGTGGAAACCGCGAACCCTACCAGCAGCATGATGAACGGCGACTTCGTTTGGGACTTCACCGTAACCAACACGCCGCCTATGAAGTCCGCAACTGCCCGCGTATGCTACACGGACGAGGGCTTCCAGTCATTTTTTGAGAGTGAATAAAGAAGGAGGTAGCAAACAATGGCAAACTGGTTAGACATTAAAGGCCCGGTAGTTGCTGACACTGTATACGCTGACAGCACACTGGTGGCGAAGGACGTCGCCTTCACGCTTCCGGGTATCGAATTTTTAACCGCCGACGTGCAGGCCATGGGTAACATGACCGTGCCACTGATCGGGCTTCTGGAGAACATGGAGCTCTCGATCACCAAGATCGGCGTAGACAACGGACTCAAAAGAATGAACAGACTCCAGAAGCAGAGCTTCGAGTTCCGCTGGGTGCAGAACGTCGTCAAGTCCGACGGCTCCGAGGCAGTCGAGGGCTGCAAGGCGTTTGTTCGTACCATGCCGGGCTCGTTCCCGGAGCTGGGCGTGGAGGTAGGCAACGCGACCGAGGCAGAGAACACCTACAACGTCAGCCGTATGCAGGTATACGCGAACGGCGTCGAGGTGGTATGTGTGGATCGCCTGAGCCAGATCCTGCGCGTCAACGGTACGGACTACTACAAGAAGATCGCAAACCTTCTTTAAACTGCCAGAATGAGGGGCCAACCGGTCAACAAGGCGACCGGTGGCCCTTCTTTTTTTGACCACTTTTTCAAAAATCAGAAAGGAGCACACCATGGAAAAATTAACATTGAAAAACCCAATCATGATCAACGGGGAGAAAGTCAGCGAAGTGTCCTACGACACTAACGAGATCGACGGCGTTCTGTTTGCGACAGCAGAGGCCAAGAAGAAAGCCGCCGCAGGCATGAAAAACATGTCCATTTCTGCCGCTGCCGAGTTCGACTTCGGCCTGCACCTTTATCTGGGCTATGCCGCTATTATCGCGGTCAATCCGTCCTACGACTTCTCAGATCTGGAGCGTATCAAGGGACACGACACCGTGGAGGTAATGGCCATCGGCCGAAATTTTATGCTCAAGTCGGACGAGGATGCACAGGAAAACGACTCCGACGAGCCTACCGAGACTACGCCAGAGTCTACCACACCAGCACGACAGAACTCGAAAAAAAGCGAGTAACGGACTTCCTGATCGAATACGCCGAGGCGGCCGAGGATCTGGCCGAGGAAAACAAACGGGCACAGCAGAAAGCAAAGCAGCCGCACGGCATGGGTAAACCAAAGCATGTAAGGAGGTGAGAGCATGGCGAAAACCCTCGAAACGTCGATAGAGATCTCCGGCGTCCTGAGCCCTTCGCTCCAGTCAGCGATCCAGAACGCGATCAGCAAGCTGGAAGAAATGAGCAAGGAGACGCTGGAGTCTGCCGGATCAGCTGCAAAGCTGGCCGCGGAAATCAGCACGCAAGAGTCCGTCCTGAAAAGCCTCGAAAAAGGCTACGCCGACTACGTTGTGAGCGGCGAGGAAGGCTCCGAGGAAGCGCAGGAACTCGCCCAACATATCCAAGATCTGAGCAGCGAGCTGGACGACAACAAGGGAACGCTCGAAGCTGCATACTCAGCGGCCGAGAAGCTGGCGTCCGGCATGGACAAAACCGGCAGCGAAGCCGAGCAGCTGAAAAGCACGATCTCCCAGCAGGAAAGCAAGCTGCAAGAGCTCAAAGAGAAATACGTCGCCCTCTCACTATCTGAGGACGACACCAGCGACGAGTCGCGAGAACTCGCGAAGGAGATCCAGTCGCTCAGCAGTGAGCTGGCCGAGAACAAGGGAAAGCTCGCCGACGCGGAATACGCAGCGGATCAGCTGGACAACTCGCTGGAGGACGTAGAGAGCGCAGCCAAGCAGGCCGACGAGGGCTTCACCGTGTTCAAAGCCACACTGGCAAACCTAGCGGCCGACGCAATCCGCGCAGCAATCGACGGGATCAAGGATCTTGTGAGCAACGTCGTGGATCTGGGCTCAAACTTCACCAGCACCATGTCAGAGGTGCAGGCAATATCCGGGGCAACCGGCGACGAACTGGAAACTCTGGAAGCCTGCGCCCGCGAATATGGCGCGACGACGACGTTCTCAGCAAGTGAAGCAGCCGAGGCTCTAAAGTACATGGCCCTCGCAGGCTGGGACGTCGAAGAATCCACGAGCGCCCTCGGCGGCGTTCTGAATCTGGCCGCAGCGTCCGGCATGGAGCTGGGCGAAGCGTCAGACATGGTAACGGACTACCTGAGTGCCTTCGGTATGGAGGCCGATCAGGCGGCATACTTCGCCGATCTGTTATCAAGCGCACAAAGTAGCAGCAACACCACAGCCGAAGCGCTGGGCGAAGCCTACAAGAACTGCGCCGCCAACCTGAACGCGGCCGGGCAGGACGTTGAAACCGTCACCTCACTGCTGGAAGGTATGGCAAACCAAGGATACAAAGGCAGCGAAGCGGGCACCGCTCTGGCTGCCATTATGCGAGACATAACAAACGCCATGGACGACGGCCAGATCAAGATCGGCGACACCTCCGTGGCCGTTGTGGACGCGCAGGGCAACTTCCGAGATCTGACCGACATTCTGGGAGATGTGGAAGGAGCCGTGGACGGAATGGGATCCGCAGAACGAGCGGCAGCCCTGAGCTCCACGTTCACAGCAGACAGCACCAAGGGCCTGAACCTGATCCTCAACGAAGGCATGGACAACATAGCCGGGTATGAGGAGTCCCTGCGAAATGCAGGCGGCACAGCCGAGGAAATGGCCGCAGTAATGAACGACAACCTCAACGGCGATCTGGCACAAATGAACAGCGCCTTCGAGGAACTGGGCCTGAAAGTTTACGAAAAGTTTGAGGGCTCTCTCCGCTCCGCGGTGCAATTTGTCACGGGCTCCGTGATCCCTGCACTGGAGTGGCTAATGAACCATATACCGGAAGTCTCGATCGTCGTCGGCGCTCTCGGTGCTGCTATTGTGGCACTGAAATGGGAGTCGATCACAGCGAAGGCAACAAAAGCCATAGGCGTGCTCCAGAAGGTAGCCGCCGCCATGGGAGGCGTAAGCGCTCCGGCCCTGATCATCATAGCAGTGATCGCCGCCGTGGCTCTGGCCTTTACAAACCTATGGAAGAACAACGAGGCGTTCCGGGAGAAAATCACAGCGATCTGGGACGGAATCAAGAGCAAGTTCGAGCAGTTCGGCCAGACTATCACCGACAAGCTCAACGAGCTGGGCTTCGAATTTACAGACATAACCGAGGTACTGAGCGCCGTCTGGAACGGCTTCTGCGAGGTGCTGGCTCCGATATTCGAGGGCGTTTTCCAACAGATCAGCAACATTCTGAGCGTAGTCCTCGACGTACTCGTCGGACTGTTCGACGTGTTCGCCGGTATATTCACCGGTGACTGGGATCGAGTATGGGAGGGCGTGAAGGAAATTTTCGGCGGCGTCTGGGACTTCCTCGTGGCGACATTTACGAACTGGATCGACACCTTCAAGGCTCTGGCCGACACTGTTCTAGGCTGGTTCGGCACCAACTGGGACGACACATGGAGCGCGATCAAGGAGTTTTTCGTCGGAATCTGGGATGGGATCACCTCGTTCTTTTCCAACACGCTGAGCAAAATCAAAACCACATTCACGAACGTGTGGACGTCGATCAAGTCATTTTTTACCGGCATCTGGAATGGGATCACCTCGTTTATCACCGAGAAACTGACCGCAATTCACGACACATTCGTGAGTATCTGGGACGCCGTAACCTCGTTCCTATCAAACGCATGGGAGACGATCAAAAACGTGGTACAAGTCGGGATCATGTTCGTGGCCGAACTGATAAACGCAGCCTTCCAGCTGATCACTCTCCCCTTCCGGTTTATCTGGGAGAACTGCAAGGAGACGATCACGGCGGCGTGGGACTTTATCAAGAGCAAAGTCAGCGCGGCACTGGACGCGATCAAGTCCTTCATATCCGACAAACTGACAGCAGCAAAGAACACCGTCACCACCGTGACGAACGGGATCAAGTCCGTGGCTTCCGCTGCATGGTCAGCGATCAGCTCCACAGCTTCAACCGTTTGGGGCACTATATCGAGCACGATCGGATCCAAAATAACGGCCGCAAAGGAAAAGGTCAGCGCCGTGACTGGCACGATCAAGTCCGTGGCCTCGTCCGCATGGTCAAGCGTGAGCTCTACCGCTTCTACCCTCTGGGAGTCAGCAAAGGGAGCAATCACCAACAAGATCACGGCAGCACAGCAGACCGTCAGCAGCGTGACCGGCACGATCAAAAGCGTGGCCTCGTCTGCATGGTCAAGTGTAAGCTCCACGGCTTCAACAGTCTGGGGCACCATATCGAGCACGATCGGGACAAAGATCAACAGCGCAAAGTCAGCCGTCAGCACGGCAACGAGCGCGATCTCGTCCGTGGCCTCGTCTGCGTGGTCAACGGTCAGCTCGGCCGCTTCCTCTAAGTGGGAGGCAATCAGAAGCACGATCAGCACAAAGCTGAGCAGCGCGAAGTCGCTCGTCTCCAGCGCCATGAGTGGGATCACTTCCAGCATGAGCAGCAATCTGGGGAGCGCCCTCAGTACGGTGACGAGTAAGTTCTCCAGCATATACTCCACGATCAGCAGCAAAATGGAGTCGGCAAAAACAGCCGTAGGGAACGCGATCAGCGCCTTAAAATCAAAGTTTAATTTCTCGTGGAGCCTGCCGAGCCTGAAACTCCCGCATGTGAGTATCACCGGCGGCTTTTCGATCAGTCCTCCGAGCGTGCCGCACTTTTCAGTGAGCTGGTACAAAGAGGGCGGTATTTTAACACAGCCGACGATCTTCGGAGCGTCCGGCAACACACTTCTGGCTGGTGGAGAGGCTGGAGCCGAGGCCGTCGTGCCTCTGGCTACATTGTGGGACAAACTGGAGACACTGATCCAGCAGGTATTCAACACAGCAAGCACCACCGGGGGATCCTCTGACGCCGGGCTCACGAGCACGGCCGGGAAACTGCTCACGCTGGAGGACTTCTCTCTGGGAAGTCTGGCAAACAGCGGCGGCGTAGTCGTCTACTACGACTTCTCCGGCTTTACATGGAGCCCACAGATCCAGACGGGCGGCACCGGTGACGACGAGGACGACCTCATGGCGAAACTGAGA